TTGCCAAGAAATTGCATCATGACATAACGAATATGCCTTATGACGGATTCCCGTTTTCTAGCAGTGAGGCTTTTGCCCTGAAGCTGGCTTTTGACATTGCCAGAAAAACCTTGGAGCAATTCCCAAGGCTGAAAAAACAACTGCTTTTGGAGAAAACCAATGACTGAAATTAAGAACAGAAGCGGCGAAGTAATTTTTACTAGTGCCAGTTCTAATGACACTGTAAAGCAAGCTGTGGAGCAAGCTGTGGAAGCCAATGTTAGTTTGCTGGAGGCTGCCCTGTATGGGGCTGACCTGCGGGAGGCTAACCTGCGGGATGCTGACCTACGGGCGGCGCACCTGGTTAAGGCCAACCTATCGCGGGCTAAACTTGACGGAGCTAGCATGAGTTATGCTGAACTACGGTTTGCTAACCTAGAGGGCGCTAGTCTGTGGAGGGCTGACCTGCAAGGTGCGGACATATCGTGGGCTGGAATACATGGCGCGAAAATAATATTGGGCAATAGTAATGTTCTGTTGTGGGGAAAAGGCCATTGGGAATTTCACAGCGCGACGGACAAACTGAAATCACAAAGAAATGGTGACGACAAACCAAAAAAAAACAGCACGAGATATTGGCCTATAAGCCGCATTATTTTTGTTGGCGTTCCCTTGGTGCTTTTGTTTTTCTACTCGCTTGTGTGGAGTATGCTTGAATTTTACAGCTTTGTCGAAGGATGGATTAAAAATGGTTAATTTTATCAAGCAATTTTTATTGCGCCTATTGCCTGGCCTTATCCTAGGCGTGCTGTTCATTGGTGGCATTGCCGCCATTCCCGGTAGCAAGGTCAAGAGGGCGCAAGAAAGCTGGCGCATCTTGGACTATCCAGCGGAGAGCGAAGATTATTACCCACCACAAGATTTTTAGGAGAAACCAATGTTTTGGAAAAAGGAAAAAGCGATAGAAAATGCCGCGCCAGAAACAAAAGAAATTGTAGATTTAATTTGCACGCCTCAAAAGCCATACCAACTTTCAGAATTGCAAAAAATTGTAATGGAAAAGTGGGAAATTGGTTCCGTTATAAGAGAATATTTTTTTTATAATGAGTTAGGTAGCGAAGTTTATAAAAAATTCGAAGAAATTTGGGAAAAAGCGCAAGAAATTGCTGATAGTTATAAGGAGGAACAAGTATGGAAACCCCTCATTATTGCTAAATTTCGCCGCCGCATAAAATGCTGGAATTTAGAAGGATTGATTGGAACGCAATTTTTGACTGACGCAGATATAATAAAACATTTTTGTGCTGCGGTTGACGATATTCTAGAAAATGATTGGATAGTAAATCATAGTAAACATATAAAACTTTACAAGGCAAAAGAATGCGAATACATGGCGAGCGTTTCGTTCGACCAGGTTATTCCTTTGCTTGCCCTTAAAAAAGAATATGGGGAAGAATGGTTTTGGAAGCACTTGTTTAAGGATTACAAGCCTTTTGTTTGGAAAAATTAAATTGAAAAATATCAAAAAAACTGTTGACACACGCAATTTTTTCGTGTCATATAAAACATATCCACCAAGGATACCACCTACCAAGGAGAACTGTTATGGAATACTGGAATTTTTACTACGACGACGAATATGTTGATGAAGACGACATTATAGAAATTAACGCCAAAACCATTGAAGAAGCTGGCGACTTGGCAGATAAAGACTTGCAAATGCGCTGTGAAGAAGATGGCATTGTTGAAGCATACGAGTGCATTACGTTTGTTAAGCTCAGTACAGAAAGTGACGACATTTTAGAAACGGTCAAAGGATTCTATGCGGAGTATCAGGACTTTGATTTTGACCGCGATTGTGCTGTGCCTTGGGAGCATAGGGTATAAGTCATGAAAAACTTACAATGGCATATTGACAGGCAGAAAGGTGTAGGCGGCAGTGATGCCGCCGCCGCCCTTGGTTTATCGCACTGGACAACGCCCCTGGAATTGTACGAACAGAAAATTCAGACAATTACCGAGGATATGGTGCAAGCTGCAACTTGGGAGCAAATGCAGGGCAACGCAATGGAGCCTGTGCTTTTGCAGCAATACGCAACCGAGATGCAGATTGAAGTGTTGCAACCACGGGAGGCAATGGTTCACCCTAAGCACCAGTTTATGCGGTACAACCCAGACGGCATTGTTGAGAAAGATGGCGTTAGGATTCTTTTGGAACTTAAGACTGCCCGCTGGTCGCGTGATTGGGATACTGTTGGCAGTGATGGAATACCGATGGCGTACCTGGCGCAGGTGCAACATGGCATGGCGGTTGCTGGTATTGACCTGGCGCACGTTTATGTGAGCATTGGAGGGGCGCGGCCTATCCTTTATGCGGTGGAAGCTGATAAAGAGGCGCAGCAACAGATTATCGACGGTGAGGCGGTATTTTGGCAGCATGTTGAGAATCGCGTGCCGCCCGCGCCAGTGACCTATGCGGATGCGGCCAATCTTTACAAGTTTAGCCAAATTGGAACGACTATTGTGGCGGATGATGCTACACTGGCGGCCATGCAACAACTGAAGGCAATCCGCGCGCAACAGAAAGAATTGAACAGCCAGGAGGAATTGTTGGCTGTGCAGATTCAGGGATTCATTAAAGACAACGAGGCTTTGGTGGATGCTGAAGGAAAGGTTTTGGCAACATGGAAGGGGGAAGCTGGTGCAAAGCGCGTCAACAGTGCGCTATTGCGTGAGAAATTCCCCGACATTGCCGAACAAATGACAACCCAGGGTGAACCCACCCGCAGATTTTTAATCAAGCAACCGAAAGGAAAACCAAATGACAAACAACTCACAATTAGAAGTGGTGGCAGCACCAGCAACTATTGAGGCAACACCGATGGAGCTGGTGGCGCGTTCAGAGATTGATAGCCAAATTGCCACGGCCAAAAGATACCCACGAAGCATTAAACGCTTTATGGACTCGGCCTTGCAAATGGCAACCTTAAACGAAGGCGTTGCATCATCCTGCATTTACGGCTTGCCGCGTGGTGGTAAGATTATTGAAGGCGCATCAAGTCGTTTCGCAGAGATTATCTTGAACGCATGGGGCAATGCTAAAGTGGCCGCCAGGGTTATCAGTCAAACAAATAAGTTTGTCGAGGTGCAGGGGATGTGCCATGACTTAGAAACCAACACGGCTATCAGCGTGGTGGTGACACAACGGATTGCCGATAAATATGGCAAAACTTACAACGACGATATGATTGTGGTGGCGATTAACGCTGCAATCTCTAAGGCTATCCGAAACGCTACATTGAAGGTTGTGCCGCAAGCGTATTGGCATCCCGTGTTTGAGGAGGCCAGGAAGGTAACAATGGGCGATTCAAAAACCCTTGCCAGCCGCAGAGCATTGTGTATTGAAACGATGCAAAAGTTTGGCGTTACGGCTGACATGATTCTTAAAAAGTTTGAGCTTAAGGGGCTAGAAGATTTGACGCTGGAGCATTTAACGGCTTTGCGGGCGGTTACATTGTCGATTAAGGATGGCGATACCACCGTTGAGGAAGTGTTCCCTAGTGAAGTTAAAAAGGACGTTGCAGCCAAAGGCAATGAAGGTCTGAAGGCTGCTCTTGCAAAAGGTCAAAAACTATCGTCTGAAACATTTAATGAAACACCTGAAACACCTGAAACACCAGCCAGTGAATCACTGGAAAACGGGGAGAACGACTGATGACTGATAAGAAAGGAAAGTGCCGCTTTTGTGGAACAGAAGCCTATAAAACAGAAGAAGAAGCAACGCGAAAACTAATACAGGTTTATAAGAATCTTGATAGGCAACGTGAGGCGTGGGCAATAGATGTCATCAAAGCCGCCGTTGAGGCGATTGAGGATGTACTGGAAAACCGATTTGATACCATTAAAGATACTCTATTCAACACTTTTACCCAAAGTAAGATGGAGTTTGTAGACTTGAATAGTCTGAAGCAGTTCTTAGAGGAACACCTTAACCCCCACCTGGAAGCACTGAAAGGACTGATTGATGACTAATCATGACGATGACCTTATTTCCATAGCTGTATTGTTTACGACTTTAGCCGTTTTGTTTGCGTTATTTTATGGATTTATACCAGAAGTTTTTGTTCATATAGGGCTTACCCTATTCATTTGGTGGATTGCACTAATAGACAAATTTACGTCAAGAAAAAGGACTGATTGATGACTGACACCCAACAAATCATCAAAGCCGCCGTCCAGGCAATTGAAAATGTTGTGGAGGGCGTGTACCCAATGTGTATTGCACTACCATTTGATGATTCATGTATTCATGACGTTTCCAGAACTAAGGAGGATGGGGATTGCCAACAATGCATTCATGAATACCTGAAAGAAACGGCAAACGCACTGAAAGGATTGATTGATGAACAAGTGTGATTATTGTTATCTCTGCGAACAAAGAAACAGGGAGTCCCAGCTTTTCTTTAAGGACTCTGCCCAAACCTTGTGGGCGGTTAGGGTCACAACCATTATATCGGTGGTTTTTCAGATTGGTCTTTTGATTATCACCATGTGGAAGGACTGATTGATGTTTAAGAGCATTCTTAATGTTTTAGAGGATGTTACCCGCGTGGTTACCGCCCCTGTAGAGGTTTTAGCGGATTTGGCGCAAGTGGCGACAAAACCAGCGGCAGACGCAGCGCAAACAGTGGTTGATGAAGTGAAAGGACTGATTGATGGCTAAAAGAAAAAAATCCTGGGATTGGTTGATTAAAGAAATTGAAGAAGATATGGAGAGACACAGACACTTAACAGGTGTGGAAAAGTTTTCGGGTGAGCTTGCTTCTGTGTTGACTATTAGACGGATTGCCTCTCTTTACATCGCAGGAGGTAATGTGGAATTACGGGATATAATGAACAATTGCAATCACCTTGAGCGCGACGGCGATTTTACTGTTTACCTTGGTCACATCTTATCAGAACTAAAAAAACTTGATGAGCCTGCAAAAATTAAAAATAAGGACGGCGAAGTTATTTTTACTGGTGCAAACCCTAGAGACACTATAAAGGATGCCGCAGAACAGGCTGTTAAAGCTGGTGTGTCACTGCAAAGAGCTAACTTACAAGGAGCTTACCTGCGGGATGCCAACTTAAGGGGTGCTGATTTGAGGGGGGCTGTCTTGGAGGATGCTGACTTGAGTTGGGCAATCCTGCAAAAGGCTAACTTGGAAGATGCTGACCTGACAAGAGCTAAACTGCATTGTACTCGCCTGGAAAAAGCTAACCTGGTAGGGGTTAAGCTGGAAGTTTTCGACATGCCCTGCCCTGACTTGCACGGTGCAAAAATT